GTTTGAGAATCCTGCATAGGTAGATCTATCTACCTTAGTCATCGGACTGTCTGATTGTGTCGTCTGAGTTCTGTTAGATCTTAATTGTGCCTCAAGAACATCGGATATACCAAATACGCTTGCTGGATCTGTTGTTGTTGCTGACGTTCCATCATCACTTGATCTAAAAAAGTCATAATCCGCCTGACCCTCTATAAGATCTAGATTAGTAGAACCAACTTCCCAATAGTGAATACCTCTATTACCCCATTCTTGGAATAATATATTAAGAGTTCTTCTAGCATTTTTTAATTGATAACCAGCAACATTCTGTTGTCCTATACGTTCAAAAGCCTCTTCTATTATCTCATCGATAGCAAAAGTTTTGTCGAACGTTACTGTTCCCGAAGTAGTATTAGCCATTTAAACTCCTAGCCA